CACTCTCATTTCTTCAAAAACCACATCTCCTTGCCAGTAACTTTTTAAGAAAATTTTGACTTTTTGTTGCAATTTACTTTTACTTTTGGCATCCCACTTTATTAAAGAATTCTTTAAATTTTTTACAACTCTATCTTTTCCATCAAGCGTTTTGAATTTCATTAATGGAATTTTTAAAATAATTAATCAAAAACTTACAAAGACTAGAGTTATCTTCAATAAATTTAAATAAACCCTTTTCGCCAGAGAAGTTTTCTGGTATTTCTATACCAGTATCTTTAACTAATTCTATAAAATCCTCTGAAGGTTTAACCCACGCCCCACTTCTTACCATAAATTCCCAAGCGTATAAAAGATCTACAATTTCTTTTTCGATCCAAATTGAATTACCGTTTTTCCTTCCGTACCTAATTGGATATGGAATGGTTAAATTTGTTTTTTCGTTTGGTGATTTTTTTACAGTGACTTTTGCCCAATGTCCAATTGGCGGATTTTTTTCAAGATCTATTTTTTTATTACTAGGATCTTGAAGGATCATGTCGCCATTAAATCTTGGTTCGAACTCTAAGATCCAGTTTGCAAAATGCAATAGAGCATTGCCTCCAGTTGCAGTGGTCTGTCTAATTGGAGCTTTAGAATATGGATCTAACTTAATATCTGCCCGTACTTGCGATATAAAGACCGCCATATGCCCTCTCTTCGCTAAAGCGATAGACATGCGCTTCATAAAGTTGGCGGCGATTACAGCGCCTCCAGCGACTTTATTTGAATCTTCAAAAGTTTTGTCTAAATCGCATTTAGAAATAAGTCCATCTACAGCATCAAGAAGAAAGTAATATTTAATGCCTTCTTGATTGTTAGCAACTAAAGATCTCATTGCATCTACAACGGTTTCGTAAATATTACTTTCGAATACAAAGCAAGTTCCAGTATTCCAGTTTTCAGCATCAGAAACAAATGGAACTCCAGACCTTTCTTTCATTTCTGGAGAAAGCCTGCCTTCAGCTTTAATATAAAAGCCTTTGGCGTTTGGAATTGTTTTTAAAAAGTTCTTCATTACCTCAAGAGCTTGAGATGTTTTGCCACCTTCATTAATGCCGCAGAACCTATGAAGACCTGGACCAAAACCGCCATTCATATGAAGATCTAATTGAAGAGATCCGCTAGAGACCTTGTAATTAAAATCTTCTTCGAAGTTGAAGTGACTGTCTTTGTTTGTTTTTAAGAAATTCGAAAGAATTTCGTTTGAAGTGATGATTTTTTCGTCTTTTTTAGCCATTTAGAAAGTCCCTAATTGTTTTAATTTTCTTTTTTACCGTTGAATCTTTGCCATGCTTGATGGCATCCACTTTATAAACCTCGTACTTAGAATAATCAATCTCGTAATTGAAATTTCTGAATTTTCTATCAAGTTCAATCTTGAACGCTTCGCATATGACAACAGCCATGCTATCAAATTTTTTAGCAAAATTAAGTTTAGAAACAAACTCTTCTGAATATCTTTCTATCAAAGAATTCAGCATCTTCATTTCGCGAGAATAAAAATCCCTAGATGCAGATCTAGGGATTTCTAAGAACTTCTTAAGCAAATTTCTTTTATTCAATTTTTTTGCCATAAGGCACTATATCACGATCTTAAATCGTTGTCTACCATTTTCTCAACTAATTTTTGAAACGATGTTTCTGGTTGCCATTTAAGTTCTTCTCTTGCTGGGGTTGAATCTCCAAGGAGTAAGTCAACTTCTGCGGGTCTATAAAATTGAGGATCTATTTCCATTAAAATGTTACTTTTAATATCTGAGACATCATGCGCATAATTTGGCACAATATATTTTTTATTTTGCCCATCTCCAATCCATTCGCCATCAATTTTTGCATGTTTAAATGCCAGTTCAACAAATTCTTTAATTGTATGAGTCTCATTTGAAGAGAGGACGTAGTCTTTGGGCTTTTCTTGATTCAGCATTAGCCATACTCCACGCACAAAATCTTCAGCATCGCTCCAATCTCTTTGAGAGAGAATGTTTCCAAGCCTTAATGGTTCAAAAGTTTTTCTTTCTTTTATGGCTTTGTATATTCTTGCTACATTTTTTGTAATTTTTCTAGTCACAAATTCTTCTCCCCTACGAACGCCTTCATGATTGAATAAGATTCCTTGAACTGCAAAAATGTTATAAGATTCTCTATACACCTTTACCAAATGATGTGCAGTACATTTGGAAACCCCATATGGAGATCTTGGTTTAAACGGGTGCTTAATATCTTGTGGCGCGTAATCTACATCTCCAAATTGCTCTGAACTGCCAGCGTTATAAAATCTAGTTTCTGGTTTAATATTTTTGATTGCCTCAAGACAGTAAAGCACACCCATCGCATTCGTTTGCATGTGGTTAATTGGCATCTTCCAACTATTACCGACAAAAGAATTAGCTGCAAAATTAATAAAATAATCTGGATATATTTCGGCAAAAGTATTATTTATGCTTTCTGGATCTGTGATATCCATTTCAACAACTTTAAATCTTGGGTTTGATTTTAAATGTTCGATATTGCAATGATTAGGCACACTAAGCCTTCTATGCGCACCGTAAACTTCAATATCTTCATTTTTGCACAAAAGATATTCTGCCATCAAACTCCCATCTTGACCAGTTATTCCAGTAATTAAAACTTTTTTCATATTTAAAAAATTATAGCTAATGTTCCGCTATAGTGTCCAATTGATGTTAATTCAATTATTTCATAATTATTTGCTTTTGCAATGTCATTTGCGATTAATCTTAATATTGGATATTCATTTACATCATCCATTATAACCACACCCTTGTAGCTGTTATTTACTAAATGATCCAATAACGCTTTTTCAAAACTGCCATCATGCATTGTGTCCAAAAAAATCAAATCTGCACTTAATAAATTTAAATCATTAATGCAATTGCCTATGTTAAAATTAATATTTTCTTCTGAGATTTCGCATGGTAATAATTTTACTACATCATATGACTCAACTTTATTTTTTTTATTTACGCTTAATGCTAAAGCTGATGATCCGTAATTCGTTCCTATATCATAAAATATTTTATTATTTACGTTTGTAGAAATATTTGCTAATAACTGATAATGCTCAATTCCAAAATCTAAATATAAATATTTATTATGTATTTTTAAATCATATTTCTTAAATTCATCAAGGTTTATTTTTGGTATGCATGATTTATTTAAATTTTTTAGATATTTTTTAATTTGATTGTCCATATTTGTATTCATTTACTTTTTCTAAGAAAGAATCTATGTCCTCTATATGAGGAACAATTTTACTTATTAAATAATCATGCGGTATATTCCACCATTTAGATTTTTTTAATTTATTTATTGTCTCATCTTTAAATCTAAATTTTTTAATTTGCGCTGGATTACCAGCAACTATCGCATAATCTGGTACGTTTTTAGTTACTATAGAATACGCAGCTATTACTGCACCGTCTCCTATAACAACTCCAGGTAAAATTACTGCGTTTGCTCCTATCCATACATCATTACCAATTTTTGGATCGTGTTTCATCCATGCATTTGGCTTGCAATTTGCATTGCATATTTCATAAAATGGATACGTGGAGGCTGTTTCGTAATTATGATTAAATTTACCACAATAAATTTTTATATTATTTGCAATAGAGCAATATTTTCCTATTTTAACTTCGTGTTTAATTCCGTCATTAGCAGAAATAATTTCTATAAATTGACAACCGTATGAATAATCTCCGACATCCAATGAATGCATATACAATTTATTTAAAAATTTTTATACCAAAAGAAACGCATCCATCGTTTCCTTTTAATGAAATATTAAAATTATATTTAATGCAAAATTCATCAACAGCTTTTTTTACTCCAAAGTCATAATTGTAAAACGCCTTAAATGGATTCATTTCATAATCGTGACCACAGATATATCCTCCATTTTTAATTTTTTTTAAAGATAATTCTAAATCATTTTTAACTCCTTCGTAAGAGTGATCTCCGTCAATATAAATCAAGTCAAAATAATCATCATCGTATTGTGGTAGTATTTCTACGCTTTTTCCTTTTTTAATAAAAACATTTTTAAATTTTAGATATTTATTTATTAGATTTTCATACGAGTTGTTCAAATCTATAGAAACTGGATGGTTTCCATTTTCGTCAGCTGATTCCATGCGTCCTTCAAATAAATCAACCAGATGTAGCTCAGATGGATGCATTTCACTAAAAATAAAATCCGAAAATTCTCCTTTAAAAACACCAATTTCTAAAATTTTAAAATTTTTAGGTAATGATAAAAACATTTCTTTTCTATTGTTGAAATTAAATATTTTCGATTTATTTAAGTATTCTTTCATTTTGTTAAATTTTGTATGAAAATCGCCAACTCCACCAGCAAAATGTAAAATGTGTTTATTTGAACTATTTAAAAACTGACCTCTATGCGAAACGTACTCATTAAAATTCGTGTTGTATATATTTTTCTTAAAACAATAAATATTTACAAATGGTTGCTCTATGCACTCTGAAATTTTATCAGTATTTTCTTGCATATAGTAAAACATATTTTTAATTTCATTAAGCATGCTGATATGAAACCCAAAAAATCCAGCATTTAATCCGATTATGTTATTAGAAATCATATAATTAGACTCTTCTGGAGTTATTAAATTTTTACTATAATAATATTCAGACATATTGTAAACATTGTCAGTTCCTTCATTAGAAAAAGATAATGTTTTATCATTAATAGAATTAAAAATTTCTTTTGGGTTTTTTAGCCATAAAACGTCTAAGTCGGAAAATATTATTTTTTCATAATTTTCAATATCTTTAAATTTAAAAATTTTCAATTTATTTCCAGAGGATGCGGAAAGCGAATATTCTTCTGGATCTAAAAATAAAAGTTTATTTTTTATCTTTAAAAGATTATTGATTTCATTTTCCAAATTTGTTATAAATAATATATCGCCGTCATACCCAGTATCCACTAAACTTTTTATGCAAATTTCTAAAATATTTAGATAATTAACGTTATGAGCAATTGTGAAATATATTAGAGTTTTCATAATATTTTATATTTATAATTATGAATAAAATCAGTCCCACTAAAAGGTTTTAAAAACTCTTCTTTAATTTGATTTTCCCAATCTCTGTCGGTTGAATGTCCCCAACTTTTTATTTTTTTTAACAATTTTTCTTCACATTCTTTTTCTGAATTTCCTTTTGCCCAGCTATAATGATGAATCATTGGTTTTTTATTTAGCGAAAGAGTATTTCTGTTACATGGATTTTTTAATAAAGCCCATCTTTCTCTAGTATTCATTAAATCATTCTGACTTAATGAATTTTTGTTTACCATTACTGGCCCCTCTTCCCATGTAGTGGCTTGATATTTTTTATTTCTAAAATACCAGTAAACATTAAATACATAAGAGTTACACCTTTCAAAACTTTGACTTAGCCAATTTTTAAATTCTAAACCATCTAGAATTTCATCTCCGTCTAAAAACAATACATAATTATATTTAGAGTGATTTGCATTACTAACTCTTGATGCATTATGCCAATATTTAAATCTAGTTTGCTTGTCTGGAATTTGAGTAGTTAAATCTAAAAAATCTAGTTCATGAAAGTTGACATCATGTCCAATTTTTTTACTTTCATTGATTAAATCAATATTTTCATCACTTCCATCAAAAAATTTATTCACATAAGTAAAGTGAATATCGTCTGTCACCATTTTTGCTTGCTTTATGGAAGCTTCCAAAAACTCTATATCGTTCGATGAATAATTATAAGAAATTGTAATCATAAATTAAATTTACCATGAAATCCAAAAGAGTTTTTAATGTTTGAGTTTGGATATTGATTTATTGGATGCTCGAAAGAAAAATCAAGCGCTGTTTTCATGTCTGCAAATTTAATGCCATTATCTATCATAAACTTTCTATTATACAGATCTAGGCATAAAAAATTATCTTCTGGACAGTTATCATATTCATGATGATCTTTTTTATATTTTAGCATTGAGCTAGTTTTTAAAAATTTTTTACTTCTTAACGAAAAACCGCCGTTTCCGCAAACTTGATGCCAAGGCCAAGGAGCACCAATGTAATCAAAATCCAAAAATTTATCCTGCCATGAATTTGCATTTATTATATATCCATCTGATTGAATCAGCAACACAAAATCAGTTGAGACATAAGAATAAAGATCTTCAACACAAAATCTATTGTATTCTGTTAAATTATCTATATGAGATATAATTTTTACTTCATCAAAAAATGGAAAAATTTCATTACAATGATTAATTATTTTTTCTATATTTTTTAATTCTTTGCCCCAAGCTATTGAGGCAAGCGTTATAGTTTTTCCTTTTTTCATATATTCAATTTATGCTCTATGTATGGATAATCAAAATCTTTATTTTTCATATGTATTTTATGTGCTGGAGATTGACCGCCACCCTCTACATACCAATGCTCGTTCCAAAATTCATGATTTCTTTTTAATCTAGAATTTAAATCAACATATCCAAGGTGAACTACAAATGGAGATTGATTATTTTCAAGAATGCTAATATCTTTAGTTGTTCCAATAGTAGGTAAAAAATTACCTTGCTCATCTACTAAATCACAACCATCACTAAGCATTGTATTTATTGTTCCATCAGATTTTCTAGCCGCTTTTTGCGGCGCTCTATACGCAGTGCCTTTGTGCGCGTATTGTTTATGATTTATTGATTTGTAATGATTTAAGTCTTTATATAAATCAATTGATGGAACCGCATAGCACTGCACAGAATCAAATTTTAATCTAAAAAACATTGCATCCCAAAGTGGACGTTGCCACAATGGTATATATTCATCCAAATCTAATTGAACTTTAAATTCACAATTACATTCTTGAAGAGCTGCATTTTTAATTTTACCATCAAGCCAAGGATCTTGATAATCAAAGGTTGTTTTTAAAAGTATGCTGCTTTTTGCATTATCTTTTAAAATAGACAATACTGTATCATATGTATCGTCTTCAGACGTATTGACGGCAACTACCACTTGATCTGCAAACTGACAAGACTTCCGTAAACATTCTTG